CAATGTTAAACTAATTAGAATGGTTTCGGGTGAAGAAGTGATTGCTAAGGTACTTGATGAAACTCAAGATGGTGGACTTGTTCTCAAGAACCCATGCATTCTGCTTCCTGCTGGTCAGGGTAGACTTGCCCTAGTTCCTTGGATGCCTTATGCGGAAACAGAAAACATGGAAGTTCCGTCTAAGGTGGTTGCTTTCCAAGTCACTCCCAAGATTGATTTGGTCAATGAATACAACACGATGAACAGCGGTCTCATCGTTCCTGACAAGAGTGTTGCATCACCGAAACTGACTTTGGTCGAGTAATCTGACCGTCTAATAAGGACAGATTTCGCAGAATCTGTCCTTCTGAGAAGGACACCTTTTGGGTGTCCTTTTCTATTTACGACATCTTACTATAATTGCCCTTCTTGGATAGTTGAACATGCCGCTCAAACTTATCTTGAAGAACTTCCTTGGACTTGTGGCTGATGACAAAAACATTTACATTGTGACCACGCATGCCATTCATGATCTCTAAGAACGCTTCTGTCGATGTATCGTCTAGCGATCCATCTAAAACCTCATCTAGAATCAGCAAGTTAGTGGAGAGTGAGTTCTTGATCTCTGCCATGGCTCTCCAAGCAAACAGAAGTGCCAGATCGATCTTCCGCTTCTCACCTTCGCTGAAAGAAGCATATGTGAATACATCACGATGTCGAGACTTGATGGTTTCGTTGAATTCATCGTCAAGATTAAAGTTGACGAAGAAATTCATCATACTCAAATACTTGTTGATCGTTCTATTGATGACTGGAATATAATGCTTGATAATTTTTTTCTTGATTCCACCATCTTTCAGCAGGATAGACGCAAGGCCCAAGTAATGATTGTCCTCTACAAGTTCTCGCTTTGAATCAAGAACCTCTGATTCCTCGGTTTCAAGTCGAGAAAGTTCATTTTCCTCTTGAATCAACTTTGTGGTATCCCCCCCACGACCCCTAACTTTTCCAATGTAGTCATTAAGGGAATCGATGTCCGATGTCTTTTTATGAATTAGGGATTGTAATGAAGAAATTTCTAAAAGGACATCCGTGATGGTGTTCAGTCTGTCATCGACCTCTTTGTATTTGACCATCAGTTCTGATAGTCCATCATTCAAATTCTCAGACTTATTGCGCTTTGATTGTACAGTTGACTTCTTAAACTCTTCATCAATTGACTGTGAGCATGTCGGACACTTGTTATTGCTTTCGTAGAACTGCACCTCTTTCTTGAGAGATGCAATTTTCTTTTCAATTGTGCCTCTCAAAGCAATACACTCCTCACGCTTCTTAGATATTGAATCTTTATCCGATATACTTTCGAACATGGTTTCAATGGTTTTAGTCATCGATTCAATTTCTTTTCGATGCTTTTCTATCTCTTCATTTGTGCGGTCTACCTCTTGAGTTTCCCACGCTTTATCTGATAGAGTTCTTTTTCTTTCGTCTTCGATGATCTTTCGTTGGTTCTTGACTCTCTCCTTAGCAATAGCCAACTGAGTGTCAATCTGTACCGACTCTTCCTTGATCTGGCTGGTTCTTTCCTTGAGAAGGGTATTCATCACGGAGAACACTCCGATGTCTAGAATCGACTCTACGACCGCTCTACGCTCTGCTGCGGGTAATCGCATGAATGGGATATAATTGGCAGAACCTAGTATAACTACCTGACAAAAAGACTTATAAGACATGTGGAGAATCTGTTCCTCTAGAATCTTTTGCCCGTCCCGTGCTTTTGCTTCTTGATCTAGGAGTTTATCGTCTTTCCAAATCTCAAAGATATTTCTGTATGGCTTATTGAAAAGAGCAAATGTCAAAGCGTCGAGCAAAGTACTCTTACCTGAACCATTCTCACCGCTGATTAGGGTTGTTGATGCATCCGTTAGAGATAGTTCTGTAAAATTATTTCCTGTGCTTATAAAGTTCTTCCACCGAATTTTCTTGAAAGTAATCATACAGACTGCGCCTCCATGTACAGTTCACGAATGATGTTCTTTAGTCTAGTCGGATCTTCAATCCCCTCTGTCCTATCAATCTCTTCGCAAATCAAACTCAATGTGTCTTTGGTCAAATCAACTTTCTCTACCGTATTAACAGTCTTGTTGGATTGAGTTTGATCCAATATCGAAATTGAATGTGAACCTTCTTCATTCAATTTATCAATCACACGATCCAACATGAATGGGTTCGTCTTCTTCTCAATAACTAGTCTGACAAATGTGTTTTTGAAATAGTTCCAATCAATTGAACCATCGAAGAAGTCTTTATGTTCTTCATCGTTGTAGGTAAACTGTGTGAAAAGACGAATTGGATTCTGAATATATTCAACCTCACCAGTATCAGTATCAATTACATGAAATCCTTTAGGCTCATGCAAGTCACCAAAAGTGATCTGATATTGTGTACCAAGATAGTGGATGTTGCCTTTACTGTGTCTGCAATGGAAATGTCCGCTGTAAACAGCATCGTATCCCGAAAGAATACCAGGATCCATACCATCATGGTGTTCAACACCACGAAGCACTTCGTATCCCGACAACTCAAAGTGGCCCATGAGAATCTTTGCATCTTTCTTTGCAATGAAATCTAGGCACTCTTTCTCATTTGCTGTAGTTATCCAAGGAACCATTCCAATTCGAAGTCCCTTGATTTCGACAACTCTTGGTTCAAAATAGAAATTCCAATTGTGGCAAAGGCCCGAATGGTAAAACAACTCTTGAATGGAGTTGACTTCGTTGGTGTTCTTATAGAAAACATCGTGGTTACCTGGAATGATGTCTATAGTGATTCCCAATTCCAACAAAGGAGTAATGAACCTCTTCTGAACGACATTCAATGTGTGAAAATTAACATACTTGCGACGATCCATAAGATCACCCAAGTGAATGACATTTCGTATGTCATGCATACGCATATATGGGAAGAACACTTTCTCAAAGAACTGCATGAAGTGTTCTAGAAAAATTGGATTGTCGTTACGAGCACCGAAGTGTGTGTCGTTTATGATTGCTATCTTACCCATTTCACTCCATCAAGCCTTCTAGGTTTTCTTTGGATGATTTCTTCTTACGCTTTTTCTTCTTGATTATTTTGTTTTCTGAAGTTCCTTCGAAATTTTGGATGTCGTTATCGCTAAGGGAGAAGTAATCGGCGTAAGGATTTTCGCTTCTAGGTTCTGAGTCTGAGAACTTACTATCTTCCATCATTCTATTTCTGAACTTTCCCGTTTTATCTGAGTTCTCAAAGCATTTCATCTTGACGAATAGTTGCTTCTTCTCTTTCATTATTCTACGAAGAAAGGCATAGTAGATTATTTGAGTAAAAAAGGCAAAAGGGTTCTTTGATTTCTTTTCGTCAAAATTTGTGGTGTACATTATACAATTTTCAATGCCATCGGATATCATCTCCTCTTTGAAAATGTAATTAGCAAAATTGGGTTTCTTCGCTAAGTTGAGTGCGATATCCAAAAAGCACTGTCCAATATAATTGGACACACCTGGAGGCTTTTCTCCATTTTTCTTTGCTTTGGTGTGTAATTTTTTATGTTCAATAAGTTCCTCTAGGAACTTTTGATTGTCGATATAGTGATTTTCTTTTTTTCTTTTAGCCATGTTATTGGGTGTAGTTTAACCTGAATATTCATTTTGTAAAGACTTTAGTTTCATTTTTGTAAAAATCTTTAGGATTATAATGTAAAGAACTGTTTTTGTGTGCTACATATCCTTGGGTTACAAGGAACCAAAGTACTTAAGTACTATATTACCCTATTAAGTAAGATATAAAGTATCAAGTACTTAAGTACTAGGCGAGTTCTTCGCCTTCATCCTCATCATCGAAAAAATCATCTTTTGCATCTTCAAGATCATCATTTGCATTGAATAGATCAAATCTGATTTTTGCTTCATTATAGTCCTTTAGGACATCATTGTATGGATTGGATATGCAAACTACCATTTTTTCAGGAACAATGTACATCTCGTCTTTTGAAAATTCCATCCAAGGTTTTAGTAACATCATTGGTTCTGCTGGTTTGCCCCTTTTGTCTATTGTAGATACAAATGATATAGACATGGGTCTTTCTAGTTGATAAATCGCATTGGTTTTGGCTATACCACAGATTAAAGTTTCGTTACTAACAAGTCGAACAATCCTGATTGGATACATCATGGTTTGTCCTTTCCATAAACAGGCAACTTAACAATTTTGTACGGAAACCCTTCTTCGTCGTATAATTTCATTCGGGATAAGAAGTGTTTGAAGGTATAGTTTACTTCATCTTCCCAGTGTAAATCGTCCGCTATATCGTATAACTTTGCGATATCTTTGTTTTCTGATTTACGAAGTTGTCTACCGATGCTCTGAAGGATTCGAATCCTACTCTTGGATGGACTAGCGAAGATCAAATTTTTCAGAGACTTGATATTAATCCCTGTAGAAAATGTCCCATATGAAGCAACAATAATTGCATTGTCTTCTTTTTCTACAATGTGGCGAATTTGCTCACGGTCATCCACATCAGTTTCTCCTGCTACGAAAAACACTTTACGGTTTTCTATTTCAATAGGAGCCATCTTACGAATCATCTCATATAGAGGCTTACCGTGTTTCTCGACATACTGAAACAGAACAAGAGTGTTGCCTCTTACGGATGTTGCGAGTTTAGAGATCATGAAATTGCGTTTTTCACAGTTGACAATCCAATCAATTTCATGTTGATAATCTAGACCTCTTAAGGCTTCACGAATCTCTTGTGGATATTTGAACAGTACGCATTCGATCTTCAACGCCGTTAATAGTTCCCTCTCCATGAGTTCTTTTGTGGATACAACTTTGTTGACAGGTCCAAATAAACCTTCGATGCACAACTTGTGGATCTTCGTTCCGTCGAGTGTTCCCGTAAGAGCAATTCTGTAGGGACAATCAACCAACTTGTTCATGATAGTTGTTAGCGATTGCGACTTGAATAGATGCGCTTCGTCGCCTATAACAACCTCAAAATTGTCAAACCAAGCACGGGGCATTTTGTAAATAGATTGCCATGTGGAGATGACTATCTGACGATCTGTTAGTTTAGCCACACCACCATGAATTTTGTGACAGTTTTTGTGAACTTCCCATCCCGAGTTTTTTGAATAGTCATCGAAGTCTGCATACATCTGTGCAACTAGCGAGATTGTGGGAACAACTATGAGTATCTTTCTCGACGGATTAATTACATTTTGATAGTAGCGACATAGACTATAGATGATTAGACTCTTACCACTAGCAGTTGGAGACAGAAGCACACAACGAGACTTATTGATAGCGTGACAAAACGCATCTACTTGGTGGTCATGTGGATCAAGAGGTTGGTCTCCTGCTTTGGGTTTGAGGCTCCTGATGAAATCTTTGGCCTTTTCGCAATTTATTTTGATTTCGGGACTTGCTAGTAGTGAGTCCACTTCCATTGTGTACCCACGCTGCTGCGAGAACGAGGCAAGATATTCAATTAGTCCCGCAGGAAGAAGTCCCGAGTGTGCGTTGAATAGCCTGATTTTACCATCCCAGTACTTGTTCTTAAAGGCAGGAGTGAACTTAGCACCTGGAACATCATAAGTAAAATAGTCTTGCAACTCATATGCGATTCCATTGTCTGCAAGGACACGGATAAACGCAGAGTTTACATGACGAACACCTATCACATTCATTCATTCGTATTTAGGTTACACCAGACATGAACTTACGCCACTCAATGGCGTTGCGAATGACCCATTGACGATTGTTGATTCCTTTGAGAATAGAATCTAGATAGTCAACTTTTTGTTTTTGCATGTCAATTTTCGTTTGGATCTTGATCAAATCAGCATCTGAATCAAGATAAACATCCATATCTTGCCGAAGAATTCTGTGGTCAAACTGCTCCCAACCTAAAGCGGTAAGTTCGTCTTTTGACATCTTGCCCGAATAGTACTCCCATTTCTGTCTTCGAAGAATTTTGTAATCAGCCTCATACTTTCTCAATATGAGAGATTCGTCGTGGAAAATATTAAGATACTTTCCATGCAGTTGAGGAATTCGAACAGATTCATCTGCAAGTTCAGTTCCGTCCATTTTCAGGTCGGTTTCGGCCATTTCACGGATTCTTTCAATATTCATTGCGTAAATTGTATCCTCAAATCCTGAAATGTCAATACATAATAATATGAGAGTTTATGGAATAGATTATTCTATGACTTCTCCAGCCATTTGTTTATTTGATGGTGAGGAGTGGTCTGTAAGATACTTGACTTCAACTTCACGACATGTGAAAGAATATCAATTTCAAACTTTAATGGGTAAGATTAGTATAGTTGGAGACCCACACAAGGAATTGTGGAAAACTCAAGAGCATAGATTTCATGATATTTCAGAATGGGCGATGGCTTGTATTGATGATGTTCATGCTAAAATCGTGATAGAAGATTATGCCATGGGGTCTAAAGGTAAAGTTTTCCACATAGCAGAAAACTGCGGCTTGTTGAAACACAAACTGTGGAGTGAGGGTTTCAAGTTTGAGACAATCGCACCAACATCTTTAAAGAAATTCGCTACAGGTAAAGGCAATTCTAATAAAGACATCATGCATGCTCACTTTATTAAAGACACAGGGGTCGATCTCATGAAAGAGATGACCCCTAATGCCAAGGACTGTATCAGTCCAGTTTCGGATGTGGTTGACTCGTTTTACTTAGCCAAATGGGCTAATCATACGGCCATAGATCTTGTTGTGTAGATTTGAGGGAAAGCCTTTTCAACCATTTCCTTATCGATTCCGTATGAATACTTGAAAGATCCCTCAAACATAGACTTGAGCATTTCTGTTTCCTTTTTGGAAATGGATTCAAGAATCTGAATCAGGATTTCATCCTTTCGTTTAGCGGAAAGGTTGTATTCTTCTTTGAAAATGTAAAGTCTTCGAACTTCCGCCCAAAGAGAAGATGGTGCTAATCCATCAGGACTGCCGTCTTCGGTGAAATCCGGTAGAGTCTTTCTATACCAGGCAGTTCCATCGAATGCATATTTCAACAGTTCTCGCATGGTTATTGTGTTATTTGCTTGAAGACCACGAACAATATCTTGCGGTCCTTTGGCCTTGTTCTTAATATCAATTAGAATCTCTGCAATAGTTAAATTCGCTGACATGTTTAAAACTCCTGTAAGTGTTCAATGAGCAACCGCATATTGTTTTCTATCATATACGGCAGTATTTTCGACCGATTGCCCTCAGCGGGGATTTCGA